GCCAAAGCACCTCCTACTTTTGCAGGGCTATTCTTGACGGCATTAGAAATTAAAGCGTTGTCCATGTTCCGTTTTCCGAAAGGCGCTTTCGCTAAAATATTCATAGCGGCTGCATCACTTGTGATCACGGCCATATCACCTATAGTTGCTTTAGGATCATCACTTGTTAGTTTTCTTGCAGCGAAGTTTAATAAACCTTCTTTAATGGTACCTGGTTCAAAAGAGTCTCCACCAGGAAACATATCTTTTATTTCTCCCATTGCTGCCATGAAGCCTGGTGCTCCTGGTGCTTGAGCTTTTCTTTTTCTTTCACGCACCATAAATCCAAAAGGATCTTTAATTTTTTCTTCCCTCATTTTTATGTCTTGATCGTACTGTTCTAATATTTTTTGTGCTCCCCCCGTAGCTTCCATTTGTGATTGGTAAGCCATTACTTGTTCAAGAATACTTCGTAGATGTTTTTGTTCTACTTCATTACGTGGATAGGCATCAACGCCTTGACCATTAATGGTATCAGCTAAACCTTCAATTTCAATAACACCAATTCCTTGAATGCCATATTTTGTTAGATCTAATTCTTTATTTGCCATATTAACTTCCTGGTAACTGGACCGCAGCCCCACTATTAGGATCAAAACCAAATTTTAATTTTGGTCCTTGAGGAACTGAGTTATCTGGATTAGCTTGACCCAATCCTCTTATTCTTTCTTCACTATATGATCCATATCCTAAGTTTTTCATTTCTTCAAAAGCTCCTGTCATGTTAGGGTTTGCTGCAACTAATACACCTAAACTTGTGTAGGCTGAATTTCTTTTAGACAACAACTCTTGTTCTAAAAATCCTAATTTAGTAACAACTGAAGCAGATGAAGTCATTCCAAAAATGTTTAAGTCTTTTGCTGCACGTTCAATATCATCTAAGTTTAATCTTCCTGATGACTTACGTGCTCTTGCAATTGCATAAATAATAGCATTAGCTCTTGCTTCATTGAGAGGTAAATCTGTATCAAACCATCTTAATTTTTTAATTATTTTATCTTGTTCTTCTGCACTTTCAAAAGCAGGAACAAAACCATCTTTTGTCCAAATTTTATTATCATAAGAAATACCTTTTCCATCAGGCCCTGTTACGTCAGCATCCAGTGCCGCTTGTCCTTGTATTGCTGTTTTTTGAAAAGTGTCATTAATAGCTAAAATAACATCTGCTTCTTGTTGATCTATTTTACCTGAAGCTAAATCATCTTGCAGTTGAAATTGAACATAGCGTTCAATAACACTATTACTCATTGCTAATTTTGTATTTGGTTTGATTCCTAAATTTTCATTTCCCTCTTTAAAGAAACTATTAAAGTTTACGTTCATCGCATCACTAGCAATTTGACCAAAATCTTGTGCTGTTTTATGAATCCCTGCTAAAAATCCTGCACGGTTAGGAGCATTTTCAATAGATTTTGCAAGATCACTTAGATACAAAATGTTTTGATCAAACGTGTCTAATTCACCTTTAATTGTTAAGATGTCTTGTAATCCTGAAGTACCAGAACCTTTAAATCCTTCTACTGTGTCTTGCATAGAAGATGTCATCTCTCTTATACCTAAAGGATTTGTTATGAGTTCTAATTGAGGAAGACCATCTTTATCTAAAACATCTGTTGGTCTATAAAATTGAATACCTTTTCCTGGCACATTAATAGTGTATGCAGTGAAAGGATCACTCCACCCTCCTTCGTTATTAGGTAAAATATAATCGCCTTTTATAGGTTCAAAACCTTTTTCATAATAATCTAACTGTTTACCTTTAGCGGCTTTAAACATGTCATTATATACCTCCATTGTTATTTTATCTTTCTCAATGGCTGCATTATATTTCTTTTCTGCAACAGATGAGGCAACGCCATTTTTTAAATCCCACAATGCTTTTTTATCAGAAATTTGAGCAGCTCGTTGTTGAAGTTTAGCTGTTAGAATTCCTTGTCTGTTTGCTTTATTTTCTGCTCTTTGTAATTGTTTTATTTTACTAATTTCATTAGCATATTGTGTTCCTGCTGCACTAATAGCTGCTCCAATTTGACCGCCTCTGGTTGGTTGCATTAGACCTAGACCAAGACGCATTAATGCTAATCCTTTATCAGAACTATAATCACTTGGTGCGTAAAGTTTTTCTATCTGTTCATCAGTAAAAGTAGGAGTTGCAAACTCTTTTAAATAAGAATCGTCATCCATTCCTCCCAATGCTATTTGTTCATTAAAATAATCTTCAGGGTTAGGATTAATTAATTCAGGTTTTTCTGGTAAACCTGGAACGTATTGAGGCATTGGAGTAAAATTTTCTACTTCCTCAAAAACATCATCTTCTATTTCTACTGCGTTTGATCCTGCATAATCAACCATAAAAATCCTAAGTGTTCATTGCGCCATACATTGCTGTAGCAGCTCCGATACCTCCGAGCCACGGATTAGTATATGGTAATGGTTTTTGTGTGAAAGTTTGATTGACCGAAGGAATACCCGCTAATACATCGCCAAAGTAACTAAGTCTATTATATGGTTCCATACGTTTACCTTCGGACACTCTAAACAGATCATCAAGTTTACTTTGCTCAAATCCTTGTCTACCTACTCCAAAGTTAAATAACTGTCCTAAACCTTGGTTTGTTAAATTAAATTGTTGTGCACCCATTTGAGGTAGCATTCCTGCTGCACTCATGTCTCTTGCGCGTCCAGATTCAAAAGTACCAATAGCTTTATCTTGAGCTTGAGAAAAGTTTTGTGCTAAGTCTTGAAATATTCGTCGTGATTTAATGTCTTGTAAGTTGCTATCTAATTGTGATTTTTCTACAGCAAATCGTGAGCCCCCAAATCCGCCCCCTAACACAGCATCGCCTGCTAATTTATTTTGAGCCAGTTGTGCTTGTTGATCCATTTGCTTTAAAGCTTCATTGGTAACATCAGATTGATACTGATTCATAAATTCTCTGTAATTACTGGTGCTTGGATCGTATTGTTTTGTAGCTGAATCTAATGCGCTTAAACCTGCTTTAAAATATGGTTCAAAAGATGCAGCCCCCGTTCTTTTTCCTGTAGTTGGATCTATACCTAAGTTTTTGGCATATTGATCCATAGCTCCTGTTTGGAATGGATCTAATCCTGCAATACCTCTTGGCCCCGATGTTGTTCCAGGTTGTTTGCTTAGATCCCATGCTCCTTGTAAAAAGTTTCTTCTAAACTCTTCAAGATAAGGAGCCTCTCTTGTTATTTGTGTGTAATCTTCGTAAGCCATTAACTCATTATTCCTTTTCCTTTAGATGATTCTGGGTCTAATTTGTTCATTAAATTATACATTGCCTTAGGGCCACCAGCGTTGTCAACTGCTTTAGCTGTCATAACAAACTCGCCATCACTTAACATAGCAGGTATCTTATCATCTTTTGGTCCACCTGGACCAGTTATTTCTCCAAACTTAGGAGGAAAGTATTGAGTGATACCAGGATTATTTTCTATTTCTTTCATCATTTCTCCGCCCGTCATACTCGGATCAAATATTTCTCCGCCAGTAGCACGTTTAAGAGGTATACTCATACGATGAGGATTACCTCCCATGTTTAAATTAGCAATACCACCTTTATTAAATCCAAAGGAAAGTTGCTGATCCTCAATAATCTTACCGTCATCATCTACTGTCCAGTTTTTATATTCACCGTCTTCTGTTATGTAATCATAACTTTTTTCATCTTCTGGATTATATTGAAGTCCTCTAAATCTTTCCTTCATGAAAGGGCTTCCACCGAATACAGAATCATTTTTTATATCAGAAAGAGAACGATAAGCATTTATGTCTGGTTGAGACATGTCTTGGTTATCATAAGCATTTTTTGCTAATAAACCTGTAGCAAGAGCCATAAGTTTGTCGTTACCTAATAAATTTGCTATACCTAGTTTTCCAGATTCGCCACCTAATATTTTTTGTAAAGCTCCTGCAAGTCTTCTACCTTTAACGGTTGCTCCTGGAACTCCATTCACTGCAGGCCCAGCAACATTACCCCACAGTTTGGATAAAAGATTTCCTGATCCATCAGCGGGGCTATGAAGTAATCCACCTAGACCACCCATCAATGCTCCTTGAAGAGCACCTTTCTTACCGCCGTACTGACCCATTAAAGCGCCAATACCCATACCCATAGGGGCACCTAAAAATGCTCCTGCAATTGGTGCAGCAATTGGTGCAACTTTTTTTACTGTTTCTCTGACTTTTCTAAAAAACTTCTTAAACATGTACTCCTTGGCAATTCATGATATTGTCTGATTTTGCAAGAAGGCGAGCCTTGAATAGATAAACCTATTTTATTCTATATTTATAGGCATATTTACTGTAATGTGCAATGAGAAATATGAATTTTGACATAAAGAAAGCACCGATGGTCCGTGTGACGTGGTTAGATGCCCGTGATACTGAGACAGGATGGCTGGATATAAAGGATGTTATGAATGCTCCTTTAGCTACATGTCAAGAAGTTGGCTGGATGATACACAATAATGATGAAAAAATTATTATTATGCGTTCATATAGCAGGGATAAAGAAGAAATATCCGGTGGTGGTGCAATAGCAATACCTAAAGGATGGATAACAAAAATAGAATACTTAGAGGTAAGTTATGCAGAAAGAAGCAGTAATAAATAGTTTATTTGGCGAAACTATTTACTTTACAACGATAGAAAATAATAACGAAGAGACAGCAAATCATGTTGAATCTTTTGTAAAAGAAAAGCCAGGACAAACCGCAGCTACTACGGATGTGAAAGGTAACACACAGTTTACTGATTTAGAAGAGGCTAAAGATAACTTACATAATGATAGTAAATACAAAGAATTATATAAAAATATAGCTAAGAATATTAACGATTTTTTAAAAGCTAAGGGTTATAGCAAAGATAAATTTGATGCTCACATAACAAAGTCATGGGCTACTTACACCGTAAAAGATCAGCATATTGCTAGTCATAAACACACAGCTAGCCATTTTAGTTTTGTTTATTATGTACGTAATAATGACATGGGTAATATAAGATTTGAAAAAGAATTAGCTGCACAAACAGGATTGTTTATTCCCCCTACTGATCAGTACATAGTAGATTGGAATCAGTTTAATTTTTCTAGTTATATATTCCCTGTTAAAACAGGAAACTTTTTAATCTTTCCAAGTGGATTATTACACTACACGGAAGTTAATACTAAGGAGGAACCAAGAATAAGTATTAGTGGTGATATACTACTAACAATGAAACCAGGGGTGAAAACAGAACACTGTATTCCTCATCCAAGTGGCTGGGATACTATTTCGAATTAATTGTCAAGAAAACAATTATAAAAAGATTACTTGATAATTATGACAGACGTGTTTAAATTAGATCTCACCCAAAAATTAAAATCACAGGAGAAAATATGGAAAACCAAGAAGTATTGAAGGCCATAGCTGTCCTCGCTGACAAGGTGAGTCGCTATCATGAACGTTTATTAGCATTAGAAAGAGATCACAAAAAACACACAGATGGGTGTTTGTGTCACGAAAAACCAAAAGAAATAGCTAAAGGTCCTGATTACCCTACTATTGGTAGACCATTAACAGAAGATGAAAGAATGTTTGTTCAATCAAACATGGCAAAACATAAGGAACTTGCTAATGGATCCTAATTGTCCTTCTTGTGGTTGCGAAAAAGAAAAATGTATCTGCGAGGATTTCTGCGAAAACTGTGGCGCTTAGTCGTTTTTAGTTTTACCAAAAACATCTGGTAATTTTACAACTTTAATTTCAACATTTTGTTCTATGTCATCTTCAGTTGTGTCAGTAGATGGATTATTAACATCTTCTTTTGCATGATCCTCTGAATCATAATCATTACCTGTTTTCTTATTTTTTATTTCAACATGTACTTCAGGTTGAATAATAGGAATTTCTTGGCCTTCTGCCATATATGTTCCAACTTGCTTTGATTCTTGTACTTTTTTAAATGTCATTATGTTATCTCCATTACACTGACTAAAATTTTTATGCCAGCCCCTGTTAAAGTTATTGTATCTGCGTTTTCTAAAACAATTGGTTGATCTAATAACTGTAATTGTGCGCCGTCCGCCATACTATCTTTATATAATTCGGTTGTAACACTCGCACTAGAATCAACAGCCGAAACTGTTGTAGCCACCGCTCCACCACTCTCATTAGATATATAAATACTTTTAACTAATGTCGTTGTAGGTAAAACAGGAGGAGCAGCTCCTTCATTTGCGGTAGGAACCGTATAAACTGTTCCTGTTCCTGTTTTAGAAAAACTTAAAAATGCATCAGCCAAGGAACCAACTCCTTGCTGTAGACTCATCCTTTAAATCTTGTTGAAAACCAAAATTTAATTGTTGAGTTATTTGCTCAAGCAAACGAATAAGAACATCAAACTGAGAAGCTTGGTATTCTGGTGTTGCCTGAGGAAATCTTGTTGTACTTATTTTAGCCATTATCTACCTCCATCTGGTTGAACATCAAGTCTCAAAGTTCCGTATCGCCAGTTATCTCCAATAGCATCGCTTTGTACTTTAATATTAGCCTGTCTTCCTCTTCCTCTTATATCAAATTTTTCGGTAGTAGGCACTACTGTTCTTGTGACTGTAGTAGGAGTAGTTGAACTCGGGTATGTTTTAAATGTAAGGGTTAAATCTACTGACCCTGCTAAATCTTTAAAGTTTGGTATTCCTCTACCAATATGTAGAAAAGGTTGACCATCAGCAATATCAAAATCACCTGATTCAATATAGGCATCAATTGCCACACTTACATTATCTGTTCCTGTTTCTTGTTGATATATATTAGAGGCTCCTGCTGTTACTCCTAACACTGCAGGTGTTGTTCCTGTATTTGTTGGTACATAATAAGATGCATATGGCTTTTCGTAGACGCCATAATCTTGCCATGAAGTTCTTGCTAAACTACCAACAGACCAGCAATCTTCTAAATAATTATAAGTAACAAATCTATCAATCTGTTGAGCATTAAGACTGCAATAAAACCATGTTACTTCATTAAACTCTGAATTAACTGCCGCATACGTTTCTGGTTGTGTTGTGATATTAAAATCTTCAAAGACATAATCTTGAACACTACAAGGCATTTTAGAAATAGCACCATCAAATTTATAGAAAGAATTTTGAGACATCCAAAAAGCTGTACCATTTACATCGATAGCCGCGTGTTGGGAGACTGCTCCACAGTTAGCCCCTATTTGAGAAAGAGTAAAAGTAAAGGGTGCACCAACAAATTGTAGTGCATGTAAACTTGTATCAGTCCAAACTAAAACAGCATTACGAGAACGAATAGCATCCATAATTTTAGATCCATCTTGTATTCTATAAGAACCAGCCGTGTTCGTTGCTGTCGGTGTCCATGTTGTATAATCTTCTTGCGATGAAAAACGTAAAAATAAATCATCAGCCGTTGATGTACTTCCTATTGTTGTTTCTGTTCCAAATAAAAAGACATGTCTATCTGGCATCGATATTAAATTAAATCTTGATTTAGTAGGTGCACTAGCTACTACCGTTGCTCTATTACTTGTTAATCCAGAAGAAGTGTTCCAAATGTATGTTGAACCTCCTGATACCGTAGCTAAAAGATCTTCACCAAAATTATCTAAAGACCAGTTACGTCCGTTGATAGTAACACTAGATGTTAAACGAGGTTGGTTCCATGCTTGACCTGTACCTACATTCCATTGACCTGTACCCCATCCATAACCATAAGCAGAAGCGGCTAAACCAACAGTAATATCATATTTTGCTACAACAGAAGATCCACCTCCAGTTGAAGAACCAGAAGCTGTAGAACCTGTATAAGTTACTGTATAAGTATTGGCATCAACATAGCTTGTAACTTCAAACTCTTTGTTCATGTCAAGACCATCAACAGCTGCCGCCCCGCTAAAGGTTACAAAATCTCCAGCTTGTGCGCCGTGTCCTGAATCTACAACTGTGACTACCGAAGTACCATTAGTTGTAAAAGGATTGGTTAACGTTCCACTTGTTCTTCTTATTGGTGTAATATCATAAGCGGTTCCTTCTGAATAAACATATAATTTTCTATCTGTTCCGATGGCCGTGTACCGTACGCCGTCAAGATCTGTCCATGCATGCATATCTCTTGCCACCCCAATTAATTTTTCACTAATAAGTTCTACCCATCCACCAATCTTTTCTGGTAGACCATATCTAAAACGAACCATGTCAGCATCAGTCCAACGTCCTGCAGCACCATATTCTGTATCTTGTTTATCTATCCCTGGGGCAAAAGCTATCTTTGTTAAAGGCATTATGTAGTCCTCAAAAATCTATAATATACTTCACCAGCACCACCAGCACCGCCTAAAGAAGATCCAGGTTCAGTTCCACCGCCGCCACCGCCTCCTCCACGAGATCCAGCGCCGCCTGCAGTGCTACCATTTGTTCCGCTTGTACCACCAGTACCTGAAAGACCACTATAAGAAGCACCACCAACACCACCTCCAATAGTACAGTTATCACCACCACAGTTTCCAGGATTAGTTCCTGCTGCTCCTGCTCCTGCTTGATTAAAAGAACCTACAGGTCCTCCCGTAAACCCACTGGAACCTGTACTACCCTGTGTCTTTCCGTCTGTAGTTGTAAAAGTTGTAAGTCTCGTTGCTAATGTTCCAAGAGATCCTCCTGTACTTGCTGTGTTAGAACGAAGAGGTCCTTGAACCCCGCCTCCTGATACAGAAGAAGAACCTCCACCATTTAAAGTAAGAATAGTTCCTGTTGTCGATCCACTAACCGTCGTGTTACCGCCAGCTCCTGAAGTTCCATTATAACTTCCTGATCCTGCAGCACCTGCTGACCCTACAGTTACCGTTAAAGTTTCACCGCTCGTTACAGCAAAAACAACATCGGATACATAAGCTCCTGATGCCCCTGCGGGCCCTGCTGATTCACCACCAGCTTTGTCATAATCTGCTCCTCGCATACCTCCAGATCCACCCCCAACAGCATACTGAAAATGTATAGCGTTTGCTCCTGACGGAACGGCTACTGATCCTGCTGTAGATTGATAAGATGAAGTTGTAAAAAGGGTATAGAATTCTTCCCATGATCCACTATTTTTAATGTAACCATTTAAAATAGTTTTATTAGTAAAGGAG